CTTAACCCATGTGCTAAAAGTAAAAGATGTTGAACTTCCTGCACCTGAAGGCGTTCTACTCAAATAAGCAGACGCACTACTTCTAAATCTTAAAGACTTAGATAACAATCCACCACTTACAGGTGCAGATGTTTTACGGCTACTAAACATTAGAAATTCAGCCCATAAACAGAACCAAAAGTATTAGTTCCATCGCAATAAAAATTAAAAATATCATACTTACCAGATGTTGACGTTGCAGTAGGTGTTGTTCCACCTGCCCACTTTAACGTACCACCACCAGCCCAAGTGAGCGAATAAGACCCTGAATAAGTCACAATGATGGTAAATGACTTACCAGCCACAGAGCTTGGCAATGTAATTGTGCCATTAGCATTTAAAGTTATTTCTTGAACAGTTCCATTAGCCAAACTGATTGTGAATGCTGACCCTGCTGAGGGAGCATACAAAGTCTCAACATAGTTTGTAACTGTGGGATTTGTTAGGGTCTTGTTAGTGAATGTCTCAGTACCTGCCAAAGTAGCCAATGTGCCAATAGTAGGCAATGTGACGTTGGTGTTTGCTGTGACTGTCAGCGTAGTGGTAAATGCACCTGAAGTGGTAAACGATCCACTCAAAGTAATGGTATTTGAACCATTATTGACCCCAGTTCCACCATAAGTCGCACCAATAACTGATCCATTCCATGTGCCAGTTGTGATAGTACCTATGGATGCTAGGCTAGACAAAGTGGTAACTGCTGTGTTAACCAATGTGCCTGACGTTGGCAAAGTAACAGAAGTGTTGCCAGTTGCTATAAATGTCTGTGTGTAAGCACCTGAATGGGTCACATTACCAGCCAAGGACAAAGTACCTGTGCCAAATGTCAAATTCGACCCTGAACCACTAAATCCTGTGCTAGTCAACACACCTGTGCTTGGGTTGTACTGTAACTTAGTAGAACTTGTATAAATCGTTGACAAAGCACCTGATGTTGCACTTGTAAAGTTGATATATCGAGTGCTGTTTGTGCTTGTATCGTCAGTAATCGTTGTTCCTGATGCTGTTGTTGCCCAAGTAGGAACACCACCTGCAAGGGTCAAAACATAGCCATTTGTGCCAGCAGAGAGCTTAGACAAGGTATTTGTAGCACTTGCATACAAAATGTCACCAGTTGCATAAGTTGTTTGCCCAGTTCCACCATAAGTAGCGCCAATCGCTACGCCATTCCAAGTAGCATTGGTGATTGATCCTGAATAGCTAAATGTATTGGTTGACCAAGATACGTTGCTAGGAGCATCAAAGTGATAATCCCATGTTCCTGCTGAATTTCCATTGGTCAACAGAATAACTGTTACATAACCACCAGATGGTATGCTGACAATCAATGTGCTTGAACGATTGTTGACAACAATAGCACCTGATGTTTGATTGTTATTGAACGTATAAGTAGCACCAACTGGCAAAGTTGTAGCATCAGGCATGGTAAATGTCTGACCACCTGAACCAGTGATAACCCAGTTATACGTTGAACTTACAGACAATGATGTTGTAGTCCCAGATGCTCCAACATTGGTGAAAGCATTGAAAAAAACATTAGCAGATGTGTTAGTGTTAGCATCTCTTAAAACGACACTAGATGCTCCAGAACTAGAAGTAACACCTGTACCTCCATTAGCAACTGCAAGAGTTCCAGCAAGGGTTACAGCACCTGTAGTAGCTGTGTTTGGAGTCAATCCTGTTGTGCCAGCACTGAATGATGAAACTGTGCTTAAATTGGTCCAACTTGGCACACCAGATGCCAATGTTAAATATTGTCCATTAGAACCAGCAGTCAGAAACGTAGTTGATCCTGATGAAGATTGATAAACCAAAGCTCCTGAAGTTCCACCAGCAATGTTAGTTGCAGTTGTTGCACTTGTTGCAGTTGAAGCATTGCCTGTCAAAGCACCAATAAATGTGGTTGCTGTGAGTGAGTTGCTAGATGGGTTAAATATAAGACTTGTGCTGACATTCTCAGCAGTGATGACACCACTTGTAGCACTTGTGAAAGTCAAATATCTTGAAGCATTAGTGGTTGTGTCGTTAGTGATCGTGATACCAGAAGCAGAAGCACTCCAACTGGTAGTAGTTCCATTGGTTGTCAAAAAAGCACCAGCATTACCTGTTTGACTAGGCAACAAGTTAGTCAAAGCACCATTGCTTGTCGTAGCTCCTGTGCCTCCATTGCTGACTGACAATGTACCACCAAGGGTAATTGTGCCACTGGAGACGATTGGACCACCAGAGGTTGTGAGGCCTGTTGTGCCTCCACTGACGTTGACGCTTGAGACCCCACCTGCCGCGCTCGTGAAGGGTATCCCAGCAGGTCCAATAAACGTGATAAAGGCAAGTGTCAATGGGTCATACAATGCCTGTACTGGCAATATATTCGTTGTCTGTGTAACACCTACATTATTCGAGTTTGACATTGTTGCACCCTAAAAAAATAGGGGATTTTCACCCCTTTTAGCCTTAGCTAATTATGATTGATCGCCAACTGGAGTGACATACAAGATGCCAGCAGTACCACTCGTACTGATAGCAGTCATGTAGAAAGGTGTAGTTGGTGTCGCTAGGATCAATGGGCTAGTCATACCAGCAGGTAAAACATAGTCACCAAGTGTAGAACCATCCACAGGAAACACAGCAGGAGGACATGGAGAAAAGCTATTAAACTTTACTGCAATGGGACTTGCTCCTGTGTTCAAGAATGATGCGTAGTTAATTTGGTCATTCGTTGTGTCATCAATCAACGTACTTGCATGTGAAGTATTTGTAACTGATAACGCAACTGTTTGACCAGCATTACGTTGAACTGTTGAACCTGCCATGATTAAACAGCATTAGTTGGAGCTGGTCCTTCAAGTCTTGTGACCTGAACAACATATTGACCTGCAACTGGTGTTGCTGATGTGCCTGTCGTGTTGCCAAATTGAATTGTCAAAACGCCAGCATTCAAACAATCTGCCTCAGCTACGATGATGCCAGCAGTTTGAGCACCAACAGCACCTTGCACAAGAATCAAGTCAGTGGTTTGTAGGCCAGCAACATTGAAGTTTTGTAAAGCAGTGGTGTTTGCAGAAACGCTAGTTGGCGTAATGGATGGAGTTATGTAAAAGGTCTCGTGTGAATTTCCACGAGTTACTGTTGTGGATGACATGTTTAATTCCTTTGTTGAATTGTAACTTAAAACGAAAAAAAGCCACCCCCTTGTGTGAGAGTGGCTTTATATTTTCCTGTTCCTTATGGGAGGAAAGTTAGATCGTAGCCATAGACGAAAACGTCACAGGTTGCCGCAATCGTTGTGCCCACATTCACATACAAGTTTGATGGGTTACTGATAGCAGTAGTTGCATTGGTTGCAGAAGATGTTGTGACATATGGTCCACCTGTGTTGCTGGTGAGAGCCGCAGTCGTGAGCACAGTCGATCCAGTTGCTCCAACACCTGTGTAAACACCAACAGTAGCTGTAGCAATAGTGGTTGTTGCACCACTAGAGTTCAAGCCATTGGTGATGAGGATACTGACAGGTACAAATTTGCTCACATCCAAAACTGTCATTGCTGTGTCACCAGCTTGAGACAAGTTTACTGACTGAGCTGATGCAATCAAACGCAATGCTTGGTTTGTAGCCAAGTTCTGGGGATGATTGGTGACTGTGGTTGCTGGTCCGGGATTTGCCATGATTAATTCTCCTTAAATTGGTAAATGACTGTTAGGCCGCGATTCTGCAAGCCAACTCAGGGTAGAGAGGCGCCCAACCATAGAGCACATCCAAACGAGTTGGAATACTGTCGTTATTTATGGTGTATTGGCGCACCACCCGCATTGACAATCCAATCTCTTTGTCAGAGGCACGACCTGCAAAATGGACACCCTCCGGCAACTCAAGATCAGCGACCGCCAACGTGAACGCATTTCTGTGCATCAAAATGTTTTGTGGACTGTATGTGCCAGCACCACTCACACCAATGCTGAAGGGAGTGACCACAGCAGAGGCCGCAGGACTCACAGTCACATTCTGGAA